ACCGACGAGCTGGCTTTTAAAATTTGCGGCGTTGAGATGTAACCCTACCGCCAGCGATGCTACGTCAGCCATTACATTAACGCCCTCATTACGGCGTCACACTGCTGATCCACGCTGTGCGTGGGCGTGCTCTGCCTGGTGTCGTTTGCGGTGTTTGCGGATTGTGGTTCGGAGCGGGTCAGGATGCCTTGCTGAAGAAAGTAAGCTCGCCAGTGGTTCAGCGTATCGCAGGGTAATGCGGCTATGACTGACGGGTCAGGCTCACCCCACCTGTCAGCAAGCCAGAAGATCAGCTGCAGCCACGACGAGCCGGTCAGTTTTTTTCGGCGGCGTCCAGTTTACCAATGGCATGCGTTTTGACGCGTTCAATAGCGGCCATCAGCGCCGGGTTATCGTGAGCGTCCAGCAGCTCTGCTGCAGTAGGAAGCAGTTCAGGCTTAATGGCTGAACCATCAGGATTAACCAGGCTGTCGAGAACCAGCTGGACGCTCATTTCTGAAATTGCACGCACATTGCCGGTCGCCTGCGCCGCATCCATCTCTTCCTCGTAGCGGATGAGCTCACCGGCGGTGCGGCGGCGAATGTACACCTGAGCGCCCAGCAGTTCTGTTTTGATGGCGGTAGACTTAGGCTGCAGCAGAACTGCTTTTAACGTGGCCGCACTGAATTTTTTCTCGGACATTATTCGATCCCGTAAAGTGGTAAATGCCGCCATTCAGGCGGCGTGGCTGATGGATATCAGGAGCCTGCGACTACGCCCCACTCGATGTTGTTCTGTTTACCCTGAACGGTAATCTGAATCACCTCACTTGCTGGCGCGGTGATTTCATTCATCTGCCAGCCGGACAGCGCCAGTACCATGTTGGCTGTGCGCCCGTTGGGCAGCTCAACGTAGAACTGGACCGTCTGGCGGTTTTGCGCGGCATTCAGGAAGTCTGCAAAATCGGTATTAGCAGGATCATCAATGAAGCCCAGCGATTTTTCCGGGCCTTCCGGCAGGTCAGAAATAAACTGTTTGCTCTTATCAATCAGCGTGGTGCAGTCCACGAAGCTGCCGGTCTGGCCGGTAGCGCCCAGCGCCTTACAGTTAATCAGCGGCTTCATCGCTGAGACAGCGGCACCGGATGGCCCCCATTTCACTACGGTTCCTGCAGGCAGCATCGCGTATTCTGGCGAAGTTTTATCAGCCATGACTTTCTCTCTCTTTGAAGTTGGTAGCGGCTGCTACCCGTTGTTTTGAATGCGGTCCCGTATTTCTACCGCGAGGATTCGGAGAACGCGGGATTTGTTGTAATCCAGCGCAGGGCGAATGAAGGGATCAGGAATCTGCTTAACCGTACCGAACTCCTGAGCCAGTGCCTTGATGTAATGCTGCTTACTCGGACCGACCCGCAGCACGACAACGGCGTTACCTTTAGTCCGGGTTGTCGAACGGATTTTGATAGAGTCACGCATGTGCGGCCCTTTCGCTGACTCGTCATAACCCGCATGCTCTTTCATATCCTGCTCAACCACCTGGAGAGCTGCCCGGCCAGCTTCACGTAACACCTTTGTTCCGGCTTTTTCACCCAAGGCAATCAGCTGGCGCTCAAGCTCATCAAGACCTGTAACTTCCATTCTCAGCATGCTCAGACCTCACTGAAGTAGATAATAAAATCTCTGGTCAGGCGGTACTGCACTGCGTTGTTGGGCAGCGTGGATTTATCCTGTTGCAGCGAACCGCGCTCAACGTACTGAACCGGATAGCCGCCAATATCACCATGCCGGATACCCTTCCACATCTGCCAGAGTTGAGCATCAAGCGCCAGCAAGCCCGAGTAGTCAGAGACTTTCACAAAGGAAATCTGGAATCGTCCCGCCACCAAAGACGTTCTGACAAGACCACTTTCAATCTCGGGGTCAGAAATACGCTGATAAGTAATCCCTTGCTGCTCATTATCAGGAATCAGAAGGGGATAGACGTCGAGTTCGGAAAGGGACTGAAGGGATTTATAGATGCCTGATTCAATCATGACGCACATCCCTTTCAGCTGTAATGACTGCACGATCCCGGCTGCTGCGGTCAACAGCCCTGATTGTGTAAATTTCATTGCCCCAGCTTATTTTCCAGTCCGTCTGCACATCGCCACGTGCGCGGATAGTGAACTGCCAGGTCTCGACAACTTGCTGCTGATCCATGCTGCGTATTTTGCGGTTAGAAATATTTTCAGCTTTAGCCCAGATAAAGGGAGAGCTGATAACAACTTCCCCCGGTAACACTTCACCCAGCGGCCCGCGCTCTGACTCAGTACGCTGAACCTTTATGCGTTTATCAAGCTCGCCAGCTGCCAGGCCTTTCATAAGCCATATACCCTGTAAGGCTGAAGGAGCGCATCAACCGCCAGCGGTATTTCACTGATTTTTTGTTCGCTTACCGCTTCACGATTTGCATACCAGTGACCGACCAGAAGCAATATGACCAGCCGAATATCATCATCAAGCAGAAGACGATCCTCATCGGTATCAAACCCGGCATCGGCATTGGCTTCATAGAGATTTCGGCGTGTCCATTTCTCAATGTGCCGCTTTGCCGCGCCAATATAGATAGTCAGTATCGAATCTTCACTGGTATCGTCAGCATCAATGCGGCAGTGCTCCCTGACTGTTGAAATCTCAATCATCGCGGTTACCCAATCAGTTAACAAAAAGCGGCCCGGAGGCCGCTGGCATTGATTAGCTACCTGAGCCGCTCAGGCTTCCCCATACGAACGCTTCCGGACGATAGACCGCAAGCGCAACGCGTTCTTCACAGCGGATTGAGATCATGTTCTTCTCAAAGTCATCGGCGTTTTCGCTTGAGATAACTACGTTGGCATCCTCGCGATCAAACAACTGAGCACCGGAGTTAAACGCGCCAGTCAGGAATTTACCGAGGAACTGCGCGGCTTCAGTTGCCACCACCGGCAGGCCCCAGAGTGTTGGGGTAGTAAGCTGAGCAGGATTCGCCAGGATATAGCGGCCCAGTTCATCTTTCGACAATTCAATACGTGCCCAGTCGGTAAAGTGCAGGACGTGGCCTGATGCTGGGAAACGCGCCAGTTGCGCCTGCAGCATTGCCAGTCGCAGCACATCAATACCGGTTTCTTTCTCCACGGCAAAAGCCGCATTGAATGCCGTAGCCTGCGGGATGATGCCTTTCAGATGGGCACCGGTACCGTCACCAAACAGGATTTCCTGCTCTTCAACGTACTTCAGGCCATAGCGCATTTCAGCATCAACCGTTGACTGCAGCTGTGCGAAATCATCCAGAATCTGCTTTGAGGCTTTGAACATGTGGGCAATCGTGCGCACAGGGGTGGTTTCTTCAGCAAATTGAATATCGCTGTAAGGCTTAGCGGTATTTTCCGGTACGACCGCTGCTTTATTGGTGAAGCCCGTTTGCTTCACGTAATAAATAGTGTTGGACTGAGTGCGGCCCGGCGCGATCAGATCACGAATGAACAGGCGCTGTTTCGGTGTCTGGTCGATACCCGGCAGTCGCTGTGGCGCCACGATCTGACCTGGAACATCGACGGTAGTAAGTGCGGCATTCACCGGTACGCTGATACGCTTGCCGCCTTCAAGGCTGGCGCGAATATCCTTCATCGCCTCAGCTGAAACGAACTGCTGACCCACGCTCTGAATAACATCTTTCGCTGCATTCAGAGGCATCTGAGCAACATGCTGCTCAAGGTTGCCAACGGATGCCTGAATGGTTTTCAGAGCTTCATTCAGGGCGTTGTGCTCAGTCGCAATTTTATCAACAGCGTTTTTGGTTTCAGTGGACAGCTTTCCTGAAGCCTGCGCCTCCTTAATGGCCTCCTCCGCCTTTTTACTGAAATCGGCAGAGACTTTTTCCACTTTGGCGGAAACATCTTTGAGCAGTTGGTTTACATCAGACATAGGGATTCCTTATTCGCCGAGCGAAGCCAGCGCATTTTTAAGATTCAGAAGTGTTTCAGGGTTAATTTCATCGGTAGCGCCCGGCTTACCGTTTTCTTCAGAGGCAGCGCCCGGCATGCCACCCAAAGCTTTGAGATGCTTACGGCGCTCAGAGCGGGGCATTCCGCCTTTAGCCAGGAAAGCATCAATTTTTCTCAGCGCCGCTGATGGGCTTTCATCGTCGCTGGTAATTTCATCTGCAGACAGGAGTGCGTCCGCAAGGCCCTTTTCAACGGATTCGCTGCCACCGATAAATGACTCTTTATCCATCAATGACTGCACTTCAGCGATATCAATACCTGATCGAGCCGCGTAGATATCCGCCATTGCCCTGTCAAAGGGCTCGAGATAGTCGGCGTATTCGCGGAAATCGTTCCGGTTACCTGCGGCCATGATCCAGGCGTTATGAATCATCAGGAACGCACCACGCCCGATCTGAATTTCATCACCGGCCATCGCAATTACTGACGCAGCAGAAGCAGCCAGCCCGAGAATTTTTACCGTCACCTTGCCGCTGTACTCACGAAGAAGGTTGTAGATCGCAACTCCCTCAAACATATCGCCGCCAGGGGAGTTGATATAAACAGTGACATCGTCCCCGTTCAGTGAACGAAGCACGCCAGCGATGCGGCTGGCGCTTACACCGTCACCCCACCAGTCCTCACCGATAACATCAAAAATGGTGATGCTGTTTTCACCGGCTGATGAGGCGGCGCGAATGCTGCCATCCCAGCGATCAATTGCGGCGGCGGGCAAATCACGTTTTCCAGACGCAAAAGGCCGCCCCTCCGGCGCTGCCGGAAGGTTTTTTAACTTCGTCATTGGTTCTCCTAAGCCGCGCGTTTTAGCGGTGACTGTTCCTGTGGAACGTCTGGGAAGAGGAAAGCGTGAAGCTTCATGATATTGCTGGCCTGAGCACCAATGTTATTGTTTTTCAGGTCTTCCAGCGGGGTCAGGTTAAGCTGGACCGTATAGATATCACCACCTTCGATAGGTGGCATATTCTCCAGTCGGCGCACATCGTTTCGTGACATCCAGCCATTCTGAAGTGCTGTTGTGTAATATGCAGAGCGGCCTACGCTGTCGGCGCGAAGCAGACCCTCTACCGAGAACTCAGCAAAATAATCTTCATCGCCATCGAGCAGGCAGCGTGCAATTTCCTGCTCGATATTGACTAGCAACGGTCGCAGCGTATTAGTCAGGAACTGAAGGTTCATACCCTCGACACTCGATGCCCAGCTGCTCTGTTTATCTGCATGACCGACCATGAACGGAGGAATGCGGAACCACCGGCAAATCTCTTCAATACTGAATGATCTGCTTTCAAGCATCTGCGCTGCTTCAGGGTTCATTGTGACGCCCTGATATGACATGTCGCCTTCAAGCACCATGACCTTTCCAGCATTTTTAGAGCCGACAAAGTCTGACAGGTTCTTTTTCAGCCTTGCCCGCTGCTCAGCGTTGATATCAGTTTTAGAACTGATGAAGCCGGAATTCTGAATGCCGTTTTCAAAAATTTTTGCAGCTGATTCTTCAACCGCCATTGCCGAGCCAATCACATCACGACCAATCATCATGGGCATCATGCCGCAAACGCCATCAAGCCCGAACCCACGGATGTGCATGATTTTATCGACAGGAATAACACGCTTACCGCGATTATCGGTATAGGTGTACTCCAGCTGCCCATTGTCTAAACGCTTCACCTTCATGTTCTGCGGCAACAGCGGATTAAGGCCGACAAGTTTTTTACCGATCATCATCTTTTCGATGAAAGCATTTCCGCGCAGACAGATACTTGCCACCAGCATCAGCATAAACCGGGATGGGGTCATTTCTGCATTTGGCTGCTTACACAGAACGCGATAAGCCGGATGCTGCTGCGCCAGCGTTCGTGAACCGTCTTTTTCTCTCTTATAGACCTTGAGGGGAAGCGTAGAGACGGACTCACTGAGAAGGCGCGCACACGCCCAGACTGCAGAAAGCATTATCGCTTTATCCACTGACACCGTCTTTCCGCTGCTGCTTTTCCCGAACCATTCCTCCCAGAATGTGCCTGTAGTCAGGCTGATGGGTACACCAAGCCAGTTCAGGAGGGCGCTTTTAATTGCCCCCGGCTTCTTTTTAGATTTCATTAGACACCTATCATTATCGGATCATCGAAGAACGCGGTCAGGTCCTGCTTATCACCGCCGCCATTCACTATCAGCCGGCTCTTAGCGGTGAACAGCGCGACAGGTCCGTCAATTTTATTTTCTGGCGTGGATTTATTGGGGAACACGTTGTCATTTTTATCGGGTTTAACGGTGACGTTTGACATCATCCAGGTCATAACGGGGTTACCGTCATGATGGAATTTGCCCCCATAGATATCTGCCTGCACAGTCTTCATAGACTCAGACAGATTTTTTACCGTCTGCGCCACCTCAACCATTGGCAACCCTTCTTCCGCCAGCGCTAAGCTGAACTGCGTTGCACTCCAGGGATCGAACGCAATTTCACGGAGGTCCTCTCCTTTTACCCAGGCTTCAACCTCAGCCTTAATGTAGGCATGATCGATAACGTCGCCATCGGTTAACTCAAGATGTCCGGCATCTGACCATTTGCGGTAAAGCTCCGAAATATGGTTAGGCGCGGTCTCAAGTCGCCCTTCAGGTATCCAGAATTTATAGGCTGAGTAGGTATGACCCTCCGGGGAAAGCCATGTTTTTGCTGCTGCGCAGATATCAATCTTGTTGGCAAGGTCAATGCCAACCCATACAGGCCAGCTCTTCAGCTTGTCGCTTTCAGGAAGGCCCTCGCATTTTGCCCAGCGATCCATGTCCATCCAGGCGCTTTCTGCTGTAACCCAGATGTTAAGGTGCTTTGTGAAAAAGTTTGGACGTGCTGCGACCTGCTCTTTTGCCTTTTTTGCCAGGCGGCGCATGTCATCCCAGCGCTTGCAGACACCGAGACCAGGGTTTGCTTTAGGCCAGTTCGCCTCATCAAAAGGATCGTCACCCTCATCTAATGTATAGATAAGAGCAAAATAGGTATCGTCCTCCACCACACCACGTAAAACCTTTATGGCGTAGTCACGCTGTTCATAACAAATACCGTCCTTGTTGGTGCCAGCGGTGGTTATCGCAAACAGCAGTGACTGGAGGCGCGCCCCTGTCGCAGTTTCAAGCACATCCCACACATCACGGGTCCTGTGTGCATGCAGCTCATCAACAATCCCGCAGTGAATATTCAAGCCGTCAAGGTTATTAGCGTCGCTGGAAAGCGGCTCAAACTTAGACGCTGAACGTTCCTGATGAATGTTGAGTTTCACATGACCGAAGAGACGACCCAGCGTGCGGGGCGCTTTCTTGATCATGTTTTTGGCATCATCAAACACAATACGTGCCTGATCGCGGGTAGTGGCCGCTGAGTAAACCTCTGCCCCGCCCTCACCATCAGCGCCAGTCATATAGAGACCGATGCCGGATGAAAGCGTAGATTTAGCGTTTTTGCGCGCGACCTCGTCATAAGCGGTACGGAAGCGGCGCACCATTATGGTATCGCCATCTTCATCAAGCACCGTTCTGCCAGTCATCTCATCAATAAGAGGTACGACGAAGCCAAAAATATTGATGAGTATGAAGACATGCCAGGGCATCAACTCGATTGGCTTTCCAGCCAGTGCGCCTTTGACATGCGGAACAAAATTATAGAAATCGAGAATGTGCTGGGCGCGGTCCTCATTGAAGTAGATACCGCGTTCCGGCCCATGCTCTAAATCATTGAGGAAGCGCTGGCACGCCAAACGCACCAGTTCGCCAGCAACGATCTCGCCAGACAGCACGCGCTCTGCGTACTGAATACCAGCCTGAACAGTTGCCATTCATCATTTGCGCTTTTTAAGGAATTCATCCAGAGGGTCGACTTCAGCAGGGCCTTTGGTACCAACCTTCGTGCGGCTGGCAGGCGTCATGCCAAATTCACCGAGCATTGCCCGAATACGTTTCCACGCATCAGCTTTCATCACTGCTGCGGGGTGAGGCTTGATCATCCTGATTTCTCTTTTCTTGCCTTCATCCGGCTCTTCTTCGCTAAAAACGGCGTAGGTGTATCCTTCCCGATCCAGCGTGTCACAGTGATGACGGTACTCTGTGTAAGCCTCCACGAGCAACTCAAGCGCTCGCGCATCAAGTTGCGTGATAACCCCAATCGCGTCCAGCTCATCGGCGATGCGTTTAAACCAGTACTTCCCCTGCTTATCGAAATGCTTGGGAATTGGGGGTACCCCTGAAGGGGGTTTTGGCTCATTTTTATTTAATGCGCGTTTAGATGGGTTCCCCTTCACCAAAGCCAGATGTGTCGGGGTTTTCGGTGGTCCTGGCATAATCGAAAACTCCTATTAATGCTTGGTGGGGTAACCCCAAAAAAAAGTTTTCTAACCTGCGGCGATGTGAAAAAGGCTTAGGCGGCGGTCCTGAAAGGCGAGAGGGGGGAACTTTCGACCCGCCCTCCCCCTCCACAAACCCTACAAATGAGAATGGTTATCAATTGATCATTGAATGCACCAATTCGGTGCGCCACGCACCAAAGAAACGACAATCATTCTCATTTAATTCTGTCTCTTGCTGTCTTTGCCTTGTGGCACGGCCAGCACAAAGCCTGCAGGTTGCTGTCGTCATCGGTACCCCCATGCGCTTTTGGGGTAATGTGGTCAACCGTCTTAGCTGCTGTGGGTCTGCCCTTTCGCAGGCACTCCTGACAGAGGTGACGATCACGCTCAAGAACTCGCGCACGTCTGACATCCCATTGGCTGCCATATCCGCGCTCATGCCTGCTCTGACCGCGCTGATGCTGTTGCCAGCCCTCATTGATATGGTCAGCACAATAACCTGAGCGATCAGTTGTTGTCTTACCGCACCCATGCTTGCGGCATGCTCTCGGTATTCGTTGTGGCATCCAGTCTCCACGCCCTTCGGCGCTCTGTGCGTTTCTGGTTATCCGGGTGCCGCTCAACAGTCTGCAGGTCAGCGTGATCCACAAGTGAGTAGCACGGGTAGATAACATCACCGCCATACGCATCACCTACCGCATAGTCAGCTGGCTTGCTGCTATCCCATCGACGCAGCACATCACCAATACGATGAGGAGGAATGCTGTAGCAGACGCCGTGTATCAGCCTGCTCATGGTGATGTAGTCCGTCTGGCGCTGGTCACTACCGATAAGCTTTGTCGCTACTTCAGACTGATACTGCGGTGGTCGGCCAGTCCCCAGATAGAATGACATGAGATCGTCAGGGAACCTGTTAAGCCAGGCTTTTACCTTATCGGTGAATCCATCGACCAGCAGTGCATCATCTTCCATGATAACCACCCGGCAATCCTGATAGCTGGCCCACTCAAGCGCCCGACGATGAGCGGCATTTGCACCGTTGTAACCTTCATCGATAATCATATTGCCGGCTGGCCCGATTGAACATGCCAGTGCACATGCCTGTTCAATACGTGAGTGATGGCCGACCACCACAAACTTTATTTGTGTTTCCACCAGGCAAACTCCTTACCAATGCCATCTGACTTAAATACTGTATGTACACTGGGACCGGTGATCAGCCTGTCGCTGTAGCGGTGTGCGACGATGCCGAACGCCATCATGTCACCAATGGCAGAGGCCGATAATTCCTGCCCCCAAAAGCGCAGCGATTCGATGTGGTAATACAGTCGTAGGATGCCATGCGCGATTGCCATCACATCATTTCGTGTACCACCGAGCAGGCCAGCGTTAAGCATCACCTCATTACGGTGCGCATTAATGAACGCCCGATAGGTTGATTCGGGGTGTGATTGCTTAGCCCATGGATCGGCATAGGTTTTTGGTTCAGAACCTGCGTAGACTTTGCCGGGTTCCATTTCTTCCCATGGTTCTCGCAGCATCTCAACGTCAGTGCCATCGGTACACCAGACGAAGTGATATTCAGGGTGATCGCGAAGGTGCTGCCAGATATGCAGCCAGCGCCGGAAATAGACGTTCATTTTCACATCAGGGACGGCTACCAGCGAAGCCCTTGCAGGTGCGGTAGTCAGCTCATCGGCCAGCACAACCGCGTCACCACCTTTTACCGAAGCGGCCCACGTAGCCAGCAGGTCAGGCGATGCTTTCATTTTGGTGCTGCGCTGCGGGTCTGGCTGGCTGGTCAGGAGTGTAGTAATCACCACATTGCGCTGCTGCCGGTATTCGGCGTAGCCGGTATAACCATTGTTACGGCGCTCGTTGTGAATGGTCACATTGCGCTTAACCTGCGCTTCCCGGTCTGGCTTTGGTACTGAACGCTCTACTGCCTGATGCTCATCAAGTGAGTAAATCAGCTTGTCTGAGCCAACGACATCAGCGAACGCCCAGCTGGTTAACCCGGCATTGTGGATGCGCAGCGCCAAATCAGAGTGCTCATACATGCCACGCTGGTAGATGGGATCAAATCCTCCGACCTTCTCAACCGCGCTGCGGTGGTAATACAGCATCACGCCGCGCTGGCCGGTGTAGGCTATGTGCCGGTCATCCCGATACAGCACCTCAATATCGTTAAGTTTCTGACCGGTGGCAAAGTCCTGAAATTGATAAGCCAGATGAGGCTCAGGCGATTCGATGTAGGGTTTTTCCCAGCCATCAGCAATCGGCCAGGCATCGTCATCCCACAGAAAGATGTGCTCACACCCTGCATCTATCAGCGCCTCAAGGCTCGCGTTCTTAGCGGCCACGATCCCGCGTGATACGTCGTTACGAATGAGACTGACGCCTTCAGGCGCTGTGACTGGTTTGGCTGAGCCGTCGTCAATTACAACCACCATCGCACCGGCAGGCAGAAACTTAAGTTGATGCTCAAGAGCTTGGAATAAAACGTCATGACGGTTATGGGTGCTGATGGCAATGCCGATATTTGAACATTTCTGACCGGAAGGTATATATTTTAGACCATTGATCATAACATCCATAAGGCTACTCTCTGCAATTAGTTAGCATCGCGATCATGGTGACTCCAGATTATAGAAACTTACGCAAAGAGACATTAATTGGCGGCCTTGCGTTTATGGACAAATGCCATACATAACTTTTTTCATGCTATTCGAATTTCACTTCAATTAATTCTGACACCCTAGCCATAATAACTTCATCACCAGACACACGTTCCGCCCACATTTCGACTGCCTCACAAATATCTTCACAGAAAATATCTATTTGGAGGTACAAAGTGCCATTAGAGTTATTTCTGTGAATAATATGACCTACAGCTGGAGGCGGAGTTAATGCAAACCTTTTTTTGTTATCCTTAGACATCCCTGAATGAAGACATGCATTTCTGAATGCATAGCAGTCGCTGGCTGTAAAGTTAGTTCCCTCTGGAACTGGTCTTAATTTAAAGTCTTGAATAACATTCTCAAAGAATTTATTGCTGCTTAGTCTTTCGATAAGCTCAGGACTCGTAGCAGAAAGCATTTCAAATTGATTATTAAAATCATATTTCCGCTTTAGGTTTTCGTTAAACCACCTTCTATATCTAATTCCATTTTTTTCATTGGGAGTCTCTAACGCTCCGCAGATGTCAGGCATAGCTAAGCTTAAAAAAATAGCAGAAAACCAATTACTAGTTTCTAGAGACTGCCTGATTGATCTTGTAAATCTTTCCATTTTCCACGCCCAGATTAGTGAGTCATACATTAATGATTTTATATGATTTCACAAATTTCAGCATCAGGCGCACTCGCAAATGCGCCTTGTGATGAACTCAGCAACCTGAGTCTGGGCGAGCTACAGCACGACAAGCCGCCATACAGGCACGCTGCATATCCTTATGTGCTTCGCGCAACCATTCATGCGCTTCCCAGTTTTCCTGCGAGTTCTGCAGGGCTGGGTCTGTCTGCATATCGTTACGATGCTCCATCAACAGCGCGATAAATTGGCGGCTCAGCTCCTTGAACTGATTCATCTTGCCGATTTCGCCATAAGACAGTGTCCGATAGCCCTTAACGGTGCTGCCGTCCTGCGGTTTTGCTTCGCTCATAATTTTCCTTTGCCAATCTTTAGGTTGCCTGAAATAACTTCAGGAGGAATAAAGCCGGTTATCAGCGTGTAACGATTACCCAGATAAATCACCACGTTCTCTGATGAGTTGATGCGGGAGCGTTCTGGCCCCGGGTAGCTATTGAGATGAGCATCAATCTCTGCAGCCAGTGCTTCTGATCTCTCATGCCAATCTTTAACTTCTTGGCTGATGGTCATGTAATTACCTATCTGGTTGACTCGATTTTACGGATGGCGGCGCGATCGATATTACACTGGCCCAGAGCGCCATATAACTCAGCATTGAGGCTTACGCTGTCACCGAACGTCATATCCGGTGATGGCGCTGGCACGTCAATCTGGCTGGTAAGTTCAGCCGGAAGGTTTAGATGAGGCTGCTTTACTGTCCGGTACTCCACCAGCGGCTTTTGCTGCGTCGCGCAACCGGTCAGCAGCATCAGGGGGAACAGGAGCAACAGCACACTTGTCCGCCGCAAGGTAACGCTTAATTTCATTCTGTAGTTTCCGGTTCTGCTGGGCTGTTACGGCACGCTGCTCTGTGACCTGACTCATCACTTCGTTTTGCTGCTTAACTGCTGTTACCAGCTCAGTGACGCTTGATGCCAGTCCATCGTTTTTGGAGCGCAGGTCGTTAATCTGCTCGTCTTTGCTGTTCGCCAGCTTCTCCAGGCGCTGATTGGTTGCCTCAAGTTGCGCGCTGCGGGCATTCAGCATCCACAGGCAAACGCAGATAATTGCGATAACCAGCAGATGTGAATAGTTTTTGATGAACTGGATAGCAGCCATGCGGCCTCCTTTATCAGACGAGGTCGAGCGCCCGAATGAATACATCTAATCCGTAGGGCTGACTGCCGTTCTCATGCTTGATGATGGCCTGCAGGAGCGGAAACAGCTTGCGGCTGTCAGCCAGGTCGATTGGCTTATCAGCATCAGTGCCGGTAGCCGTTGCTACGCTGCGGATATAAGCCTGCGTGTCATTCTCGTTAGGGGGAGCCCAGCGCTTCACAATGCCCGTAATGGTTTTCAGACCGTATTTGCTCTGGTAATTGCGCAGAATGATGATCATTGCCCGAATGCCATACTCCGGACTAATGAACTGACAGAAAGATTTATCATTGCGCTGCGGCTGCGGCACCAGCCCTTTCCACTCATCGCCCCAGCGGATGTTGCCAGGATTATTATTCCGGATGCCGCGTGATTTATTGCTGCCCGTCATTTGTATACCCTGCCTTTCTTTCTATCAGCCTGCGAAGCCTTTCGCTGATGTAGTCATTGCCTACATACCCGATGTAAACCGCGAATACCTGCGCAGCAGCGTCGGGGATGTTCCAGTTAAATAAAGCGCCCATCACCTGCAGCGTCGGGCCAGCAAAGAACGCCAGCGCGCTGCAGGAGACAGCGTCGAGAACCCGCTTACTCCATGGGCTTTTTGCATAGGCACTGCGTAATAGTGAAAACATGCCTGCTACCCCGGCATATCCCCATTCTGTTTTGTGGGCATACAGCCACAGCAGCACTGTGGCCCAAAAGCCCGGGTCTTTTTCTGGAGGCATGCTCTGATTCCCGCCACCGGGATGATGGCGGCTGACTGTCGTTAAAAGAGTTGCGCAGCACCACGGCGTCAAAATTGTGTGTGGAGACTGATTGGTGTGCGCAAAAACGAAAAAAGGCCGCTCTATGGCGACCCCTTTGTAATGGAAACCCTGACGCTACTGCGGTAAGTACCTTGCCCGTCGGCAACAGGGTTAATTTTTATCCCCTGAAAGGGATAGGTAAAACGCTAGCCCCTAAAGGGTATATTTGAAATAAAAAACGCCTCCAGGCTGGTAAGGCCCGAGGCGCTTTGACATCCACATTTGGAACTGACTTTTAGCAGATAAGCTGCACTGCTTGGTAATCGACCTTATCAGATTACTAAGGAAAATGCGGACCGCGTGAGAGGTTTTTTCAATATTTTTTTCGGCGTCAATTCGTCGTCCATATCCAGCCGCACATCAAGCATCGCCAGACAGCCTTCAATGAATCCCTCAGCCATCTGGATTTCAATTCTCACGATCTTTTCATCGCGTTTGGCCTGCTTTGCAAGGGTGCGCTTTGAGATATTGAAAAAGTAATGGAGCACAATGATCGCGTGCTCATCCGGGCGCTTGGCTTTAAGCCGTGACAGGCAACCTTCAATAATCAGTCCGTCCCCATCGCTGCAGGTAAGCGTTAATTTTGAATCCTGCGGCAGCAGCCCTTTAAACCCCGCTGCGATTGCTGAGTAATCGACACCACTACTGTCTGACTTAGCCCATCCCGCCCAGCGCTCTAATACCTGTGACATGTCACGCATATTTAATCCTCTCCACACACTTTATTTTTTGTCCGTCCCGATCACGCCGACTGCAATCGCGAAATCAAGGAACCTGAATAGCAGCTCAACCTGGCTGCCATATTTAACTTCAAACGCTTTCATATCCCGGTGCAGTTCATCGTGATGCGCTCTGCATAGCGGTATCACAAATAAATCATGCGCCTTCGTTCCCATTCCCCCCTGTCCGTGTCCAATGATGTGATGAGGATCGTCAGCCTGCATGCCGCAACATGCGCACGTCTGCGACTTTACCCATCGTGTGTATTTCTCACTTTCCCAGCGCTTACGCTTGGGGCGCCTCATGAATGATTCTGGTGATTCCGGGTCGGTGCGCAGGTCGATTATCTTTTTGACCAACTGAGCAGCATCCTGAATCACCTCACGCGCCGGTCGCGCAGGAACAATACGGGCTTCTTTAAGCTCGCCACTCTGGATAGTCTCTTTCGGCATGCGCAGAACGCGCCGGGCCGGTGCCTCTGGTATCAGGTCAATCACATCATTCAGGGTTGCCCACCAGCACAGTTCCGGCAGGGTCAGTTGATGGTCACCGTTTAGAGCCATCTGGCTGCATGCCGTCCTGATTATCCAGAGTGCGGTGTTACCTTTGGCGATGTTCTCCAGGCTACCGGGTACGCCGTTTTCCCTGAACTCATTATCGTGACCATAGCAAAGAGACACCAGGCCGTTTTCAATTTCTGACACTGTGAATTCATGGTGATGCCACACTCCCAACTGCTCCCACTGGCAACACCCGAAGGACTGGACGAAGGATGCCAGCGCATTCGGTCCACCAGCGGCCTTTATCACGCGTTCATGGCTGAAGAACGGAATCAGTGAGGGTTCATCGAGCAGCGGCTGTGTGCCGTCATTCAGCCGCCCTGACGGCAGGTCTGCCATATCCATGGTCGGTATGCTGATCACAACACGACCTTTAAAAAGCCTCAGAAGCTCCGGCCCCGGCTTGAGCAGCACAATCCCTGTGCGCGGCGCTATTTCAGGTGTAAGCAGCGCTCTCACTCAGCACCACCAGCAGCTTTATACGCCGTCCATAGTCCGCCAATCCACTGAACGCCCTTCGCGGTAAAGCGGGATTGACTGAACATATAATTCGATTCGGTGGTAGTTCCGGTCCTGACCTCAAACCGGCCAGCCTCAATGTGCTGGCTATAAGGCGTCAGAACACCGTTTAACCGGTACATAACCCGACTCTCAATCAGGAACAGGCGTAATTCAGGCTCTTTAGCCTCAAGAAGTTTTGCCACCTGACGAAAAGTCATTGAACTGGTAGCCGTGACATAGCGATCCACGAAAGCAACCTTTGGTGCGGCTTCATTCAGCTGCAGCTGCAGGCGCTCTTTCTCCTCTTCCATTTCGGCTGCCAGGCGGAGTGCCTCAGCAAAGGTTTGCGGGATTTTAGCTGGCTGGAGACTTTCCAGCTCCTGCCAACGGTCAATGATTTTCTTGCGAAGCAGGATGTTATAGCCAGATATGATTGTTAACGTTGCCGACTTATCTAGGAGGTAGACTGGATATGGTTGCCCATTCTGTTGATTAATATCTTCTGAGCACATAACTCCGCCAATGGGGGTCTCTCCAAAACCCGATACACCCTCTAGGGACGCCCAATCCAAAGACTTAACATCAACTCCACGCTCCATTTGCAAAATTGCGCCCATATATGCACGGATATCACGCATAACATGCGAGTGCTGCTTTCCGGTAAGGTCAGTAATCTCACGGCTGGTCATGATTGGGGATTGAATAGCATTGACTACAGGCGCAATTGCACCCGCTGATTGATTCAGCATTTTGACCTCTCCACACACTGTTATTAACCGGCTGCTCCCCATCATCTGCAAATGATCGAGACCTAACTTTTCCTGTAACGTCTTAATACACTTTCCGACTCTACAATAACCACAAAGTAATTAATTTCAATACTAAATTTCAATGTTTGGCTTAAAGTAATAACGGCTTTGAGGCAGGGCTTGAAACTTTACATTTCAACACATAGGAATGTGAGATTGATTATACATTTTGAGATAGCTCATCTCCATAAAAATTTAAAAATACTCATAACAAGAATATTTTTCACTTGCTTCAAAATATGCACTCCCGCAGCCATTTTAGTGCGGGAGCAAAAATTATGAAAAATAATCAACTATGTCTTTTTCTATTTTACTTATCCCTAATCTGAACAAAGTGAATTCATCAAGAGATATTTCTTTTGCATGAGCATCGGAACGATATTTATTTACAAAACCTAGCGAGTCGAACGTTTCCTTTTTAGATGAACTAAAAATATTCTCAAAAGACTTCCACTCTTTAGATATTATTTTTCTGAGATCTTCAAAGTAGATTTCAGACAAATTAGGATCGAATAACTCATTAAAATCTTTAGATTTATAATTTTCTTTTCTTTTTCCACCAAGAATATCAAGCACCGCTTCTTTCGCCAATTCATCTCCATGCATTGACTTTAAAGTTATCTTTATTATTGTTCGTAATTTTTTCTCGGAAGAATTTCTCCTCTCTGAAATCTCAGACCATCTCTGCTCAGTACTAGTTTCAATCTTTCTAAATTTATTCATCTCTAAAAGATATTCTTTCATTGACTCTATGATAAAATAATAGCTTCCATTATCTTTTCCTAAAATGCCGTAACCTAAGAGGTGAGCGAGTGAATTTTGCTTTTTACTCGACTTTTCCATGAATGTTTCACTATCTTCATTAGCTAAGGTGATGAGAAGTTCATATTCTTCATTATAATGTTCCTTCAAAACACCAATGATCATCTCAAGATAGTTGAAGCTATTTTCTCCGAATTGCTTTATGGCTTCCTTGTAAGAAACCTTTCCTATGCTGACAGGTTTCTTTTGATTAAATGACCTTTTAGCTATAATACTGCAGACTTGACGAATCAGGAATGGATGTCCACCATACTCATCATTAATGTTTGTATAAATAGCTTCTTCAAAATTAACACCCATCCTCTTACCTATTCTTCTAATCATATCCCGCGTAGATTTAACATCAAATCCCGGTAGATATGTTGGAGCGAAATGGTTGAATAAAGGGTTATCTGAGCTATCTATTCTCGGGGTTTCGATACATGAAGGGTTTGTGCCTACCACGAGATACGATAAATCTATTCCTACCGTTTGAAAAGTTGTTCGCATGGTCTGCCAAAAATAAAGAAAGTCAGTACCAGAATTCCAATGTTCAGTAGGAGAGGTTATTCTTGAGATATTTTCAATTTCATCAAAAACAAGGAAAAGTTTTTTTCCCTTTTCTTTGTTAACATCCCTAACAAACTTCGTTAGAAGATCTGCAGCATTTTTTTCAGTAAAAAACTCTTCTGGCGGCAAATCGGAAACGATTGAATTATCTTCTTTCGTTTTCTTACATACATAATAAATTGCCTCATTCCATCTCCTTTTGTTGACAGAAGGACTTTGACAGTCAATGGTCGTTACAAGCTCATCGTTCTTTTGAAGACTCCTTGATATCGCATTTATTAAAGAAGTTTTCCCAGTCTTCCGTAATCCAAAAATACCTGCATTATTGCCGCTTTTCATTCTATTGATGATTGATAGCATTATCTCATTGCGACCGAAAAACAACCAATCACTTTTTAACGGAGCTTCAAATGAAAAGAGATCTCTACTATATAGATATTTTTGAACTCTATTTCTAAAGAAGTAAGCATCTGCATTACCATTTTCCGTTTCTTTGTAAGTAAAAGGAATAATATTTGCAGTTTCAGGTTCTTTCTTAATGAGCTCGCTAATATTTTCTTCGATATTCTCGTCTTTACTTATCAAGATGCAGCATGTTTTATCTACTCTCAAAGATGAGAGTTGTTTGCCTGCCTGCTCAATGGCATCAAGGGTACGCGATTGAAAGTCTGTATATTCACTGAACAAAACTATTATTTCTCTATCGAGATTGAACATCTCAATGTACATGTCTGTAGGTCTAATCAATATGAATTTATATTTGCTGTTTGAAGTGATTGTAATTACACCACCACCGTTTGTCACATAAAATTCTTTTGAAAAGACATTTATAATATTCTTTTCTTGCTGACTAAAATGGCTATCTTTAACAGAAGAATGCCTGCCCGGATAGATCTTTGCCGACGTGCTCATTTTTTCACCAATTGATGTGTTATACATTAAAGCACATTATATTAATAAAATGATAAAAAACACAAAGGACAAATTATTTCATGCAAATAATCCAAAAATCAACAACTTAGTAATGTAATACACATCCTGTAAGCAACATTAACACAAATTTTTTTTATAAATATTTGTGTTAGTGAGCCAGCAAGCACTGTTCTGAGACTAATGTTAATCCATTATATTGAAAAAACTAATTATGAGATTTTTTTCCATTCTAACTCACATGAGGTCGGACCTGCACTCCTGGCTAACCTATAGATAGGAATAACAATTTTGAAAGTAGGTTTACACAGGCCCAAACCTCAACCCCGACTGCTAAAGGGTTACTTGCTTTAGCAGCAGTAGGTCATTACCCGTTGTGTTATCTGTTTTAACCGATGAAGGGCTTTCACTAACTGTTTGCGTAAAACTGAAGTGCTCTTTGGCAGCGCAAATGATGTCCATCAGCTCGAAAGCCTGCAGGTCAGTTGCGAAATCCAAGGTTATCTGTGAGCCTGCTTCGTTCAGCTCTACCTCACAGTGTCTGGCAATCAGCTCTGTAATCTTGCGGGCCTGTGCAGCGCTGAACTGTGGCATAGCGTCGGTCTTGGTCAGCTTCTTCTTCCCAGCCGCTTTAGCCTTCTGCATCTGCTCCTGAGCAACGGAAGAGGCTTTCACGCCATGCTCACGCTGAAGGGCTACTGCTGTGGTCGCGGCCACTTCGCCAGACTTAACCATCTCAATCAGCGGTTCGCCAACAGTCAGCAGCTGGAGATGCTGTTCAACGTCGGTGATCGAACGCTTTACCTTTGCGGCAATCTCCGCTGGCTCTAAGCCCTGATTAACCAGGCGCTGATAGGCTGCTGCACGTTCCAGCGGCAACAGGGCGCGGCCCTGGCTGCTTGTGACCATGAACGCCACGCTGTCAGCTTCACTGCCCACAAAGTCCTTACACTCCAGGCGCAGCGTATAGCCCGCTTCCTGAGCCAGCTTCGCACCGTAATAGCGGTGATGGCCATCAATGATCTTAATGCCCTTTTCGGTGACCTTAACAGCCAGCGGAGGCACATGTTCACCAGCGATAAAGGCGTCGCGGAACTCCTCGACATGAGTCTGATCGATATCACGAATGTTGTAATTAGTTTCGACATACAGCTCATCAACGCCCAGCAGGTAGGTTTTACGGGTGGTGATATCGGTATCGCTATTTTTCTTGTCGTCGTAAATGCGCGCTAATGTGCTCATGCTGTGGTCAGCTCCCATGTCAGGACAATAATCAGGGCGGCAATCATCACCGCTGCGGTGCGGATGGCCTGGTAGAAAATCTCATTGCGTTGGTAGTGGCTCTTCAGGTGCGCTTTCATAACAAATCCCTGTTCACACTGGCTGAAATGATGCGACCGGTGTCGAGCCCGCCATAGCTGCCACAGTTAAGTGAACCTCTTGCGGCACAGCGGTCGCAGTTCTCTTTGGCTTCATTGCGGGATGCATCGAACCGGGCCACCAGCATCGCTTCACGCCAGACCTGTGCAGCACGAAGCCAGAACCCTTTGGTCTCCAGTTCGGTAGCCTGCTTCGCCAGCTGGCGATGCTTTTCGCTCTCTTCTGGCACCAGAGCGGTGTTGATCGAATAACTCCAGTCGCTGGCACGCTTGAGAGTCCCTCTGGTGAACAACGGTTTGATAAAGCGCTTTACTGAAGTCTCATGCAGACCAGTGAGCTTGCAGAGTTCGCGAACCTTCAGCGGACCATTGCGGGTAATCAGTTCAAGAATTTTTGATTCGTGGTTAATCATCGCTCTATCCCCTTATGCGCCGCGAAAGCCGTTAGGAATTTCATAGTCCACTGATGAGATAGCCATCACATCACGCTGCCACTTACCGTTGATGCATTTAGGCCGCCCCGCTTTATCCCATTTCTGTGCGGAATTCAGATAGCCGGGGAACTTACCCGGACGGAAAATTGTTTCCGGTCGGACGTACTCACACATTTTTGGGTCTTCAGCCCACTTCGCGATTGAGTAATCCACAGTGAGGATCAGTTCATCAGCAGTGAAATCTTCAGCCAGGCGACCGCGAATTGGTGCCAGTGAGGATTTTGATTTCTGAAAGCGCATGCCTGCTGCGCGGTTCAGATGCTCCAGTACGCTGAAAGCAGCCTGATTTGCATCAGGGGCATGGTCGGGTTGCGTCGCAACCTGACAAGAAGGGGTTGTTGTAATCTCTGAAGTATTCTCTGTTGTAATCTCTGTAAGAGTGGGACAAATTGACCCGATGGATTGGGACAACTTGACCTTATCCATAGGGACAGATTGACCTTTTCGATCAAGACAATTTGTCTCTCTCGATAGGGACAAATTGTCCCTATCGGTCAGTAAAGGGCTTGCGTAGTTAATTGCGTAATAATTAGTCTGGTCGTGCTGCTTCTTTTTAAGCTGTTCAACATAAATCAGACCCATTTTTCTTAATGAAGAAACCGTTCTCTGTATCGTCTTGCCGGTCCACCATGGAAACTGCTCATTCCAGGCGTTAATGCTGTTATAAACCCAGCGTTTGCCGTCATATTCGACACCCGATGTAGTGTCTTCCAGCCAATAACAAATCTGCTGCAGCACAATTGCCTCATTCAGACCGATGCGCTGGGCAAGCTCAGGGCTTATCACCAATGGTTTAACTTTCAGAAGTAGGCTCATGAATTACTTCGACCTCTCTGAAATACTGCTTGAACCGATCGAGAGAACTGAAGCACTCGCCATGCTCGTAGTTGTCACGCAGGTAGATAACCCTGTCGTTCTCTGGCTCCCATCGTATGACCCGCACAGGGATGCCGCGCTTATCACGGAAGATTCGGTCGAGTTCACGCATTCGGTCGCCCTCATTCGCTGGTTGGCATTGCCCACAGCCCAGTCAACAAAGCTGTGGTTAACTTCTTCGCTGATGCCCGGTACATTAAGCACATACCGCAGCGGCTCTCTGCTGAGACGTCCACCAGCTGAAGGAAGGCAACGGAATTGCGGTAACCCTGATAATCTGATTAAATTGATCACGCGATTAGTTCTCCACACACGTTGATTTAGTCGCATCGAACGCCGCGGGCTGCAATCCTGCGGCGTTCACCTTTTCTGGCGGGCAAAAAACCCGATAAAGCAGCGTCAGATGTTCCTGCCACTTAGCCATGACCTGATAGCTGTTCTCTTCAATCTGCTCACGCTCCGCCGCATCAATCACGCCATCAGCTGTTGCTTTGCGGATGAAGGCAGAGTGCTTGCCAATCCACTCAACTGACTCCATCAGTCGCTGATTGATATCCGCGTTATCAACATCCTCAATGTCCACCAGCGGAACGTTGACGCTGTTTGACTGACGGGACACCACGTTAGCGATGTGCTTAGTGTCGCTTGCCTGTTGCAGGACCATCGCCCAACCCATTGGGAAAATCTGGTCGCCATTAGTGCGCAAGCGGTTGAACAGAGCATCCTCTGTAACGCCCAACCATTCGGCAGCTTCTGCATACCCACCCGGAAGACTTGAGATGGTCTTTTTAATTGATGCCACCAGCCAGGCTGGTTGCTTTTCTACTTGCCAGTGCTTTTGATCCACGGTAATCCTCTGCTTTCTGTGGTTATCTTTACGAAGCGTTTGAAGTAGGCTTGTCGTAAAGGGACGGTTGGAATTTGAGTTTGCCTTTAGTGCGGAAGGCAGCTTCGGCGGCACGGCCTTTTGGAATTAAACCGCCCGGACGCTTTCGCCACTGATAAAAGGCTTCTGGTGAAACATTGAAAAAGGCTGCCGCCTTGTTTGGCGTCCCGAAAAACTTCTCTAAATCACTGGTAGTCATAATGGCCTCCCCTAAGAATTCTTAGATAGTATTTTCTAAATTAACTTTGGTCAATAAAAACTAAGATAACTTAGTTACTTTTCATTTAGGGGATTTACTGTGAGCTCTCTTGGGGGGCGCGTTAGAGCGCTACGCATGGAAAAAAGGCTGACACAGGGTCAGCTCGGTAAGGCAGTAGGCGTTTCGGACGTGACAGTAGGCTATTGGGAGCGCGATCAGAACACACCCGGGGGTTTGAAGCTTTCTAAGTTAGCTTCTGCGTTAGGTGTAAGCGAAACGTATTTATTGTACGGTAAGGAAGATGAATCAAACATTGCGCCAGCGCCTATCGGCAGCATGAAGGTTCCTGTAATAAGCTATGTGCAAGCTGGAATCTGGAGCCCTGAATGTGATGCGCGCAATTTAGAAGGGAATATTGATTACGTGTTTAGCACTGGTAACTTCTCACAGGGAACGTTTGCCTTAAAAATTAAGGGCAAGTCGATGGAGCCAGATTTTGTTGAAGGTGACCTTATCCTAATCGATCCAGAACTTAGCCCTCAGCCTGGCGATTATGTTGTGGCTAAAAATGGCGAAGATGAAGCGACCTTTAAAAAGTACCGGGCCAGAGGTGTAACTGAAGACGGCAAGGAAATCTTTGAGCTTGTTCCTCTAAATGAAGACTTTGCAGTACGCAGTTCAGCCAAAGAAAAATTTAATATCATTGGCGTTCTCGTCGAACATCGTCGCCTTATGAGGCGTTAAAAACATAAAAAATTTGGAGCCTAAATTTATTTAGGCTTTTTTCTTGACCTTAAATCTAAGTTATCTTAGATTAATTACAGGTTACTTAGCCGCGCTTGCAGGCGCCGTTTTTAAAAGTGTGTGGAGAGTCAATGAAAATGATCAAGAACATGTCGAACACAACGGTCCGGAACCTGATTACCTTTTTGAGGCTCTTCCCAGATGCTGATGTTGTCTGTTGTGGTGATGCCGGTGTGGTGAGTGTGCAGTGTGATATTGAAAACGTGATTCGCGGACCAGCGTTTTAAGAGTACGAAATTGCTGTGTTGGCGGTTACTCATGAAGGTTTGTTTAACCGCCCTTTTTCACAACGGCAAGAGCATTGCAAGAGCTGGAGCAAGACAGTTTCAGGAATGGGCCTCAGAACCTAATGGCCTGAAAGCTGTAAGTTAAGCAATGATCTTCCCGTTGTGGTGAATGCGGCCAGCGCGCGTGGAAGACTGACAAAGATTGCACACAGTCTAATAGTTTCCGCTCTGGTGTTTGTCAGTCTGACCAGAGCACCGGGAGGCACCCGGCACCGCAGCAACCTTTCAAGTGTGTGGAGTAATCGGGCTGTGGGTTATTGCAGTAACCCACCAGCCAACTTAAACGAATCCCAAAAGTTTTTTATTGCCATCACTGGCAAGGGATTCATGCAACTAAAAATCGTGTGTGGAGAATTTCATGGAAAAGCCGAACGACCATATAACCGTAGGCATTATCACCCTGCCCTATAGCCATATCCTGAACGGCTGGATTTTGCCTGACGGCTCAGTAGTCACCAATCCAATTAAGGCGCAGAACGAAG